AACTCCTCCACGAAGGCGCACCCAGCATCCGACCCATCGATCTCGATGGCAGCCGGATCGAACTTCACCGCAAACGGGTTTAGGATCGGCTCGATGAAGATGTCCTGTTCGAAATCCTCGTCGTTCAGGTAGTCGGTGCAGATGCGCCATGCGCCGAAACCACCCTTGACCGCGAAGTCATATCCAATGTCGTAGGCCTGATCGGCGTTGCTGACCGACTCGATGTTCCGGCATAGGCCCTGCATGATCTCGGCCAGCCCAGCATCGCCCTCCTCCGTGCCGCGAACCTTGCCCTGAGGCCGGTTCTGACGCATCTCGTTGACGACCTGGCGCACATGCGAGGCCAGCTTAGGGAACTCGTAGGTGGGCCGATCACCACGCCGCGCCTTGAGCTTCTCGTCCCACTGCGCGCCCGGCACCGTCACAAAACGAACGTCGTCGCGGGCCTTGTCGTACAGCTCCACACAGGCTTCGGACGCAAGATCCCTGCGCTTGAGCATTTCAGCCAGCGCATCGTCCCGCTTCTTCTCGGCCATCAGTAATCCGTCGTGTAGTTGTCCAGGGCCGACATGTCCGGCTCGCTGTGGTCAGTGCTGAGGTAGTCAACGGCCATCAGGCCGAAGGCGTCTGCGCCATGGCTGGCCCAGTCGTGGTTGGGGCCGAAGCCGATGTTTCGCGCCTCGTCGCGCTTCTCGTGATACCAGCCCAGCGCATCGCGCCCAGGCTCAGTGCCATCCGCGTGGAACCAGATGCTCGGGAACAACCGGCGCACAGCCTCGATGCGGGTCATCGCCGCGCCTTGGCCCATGTTCGGGATCACCTTGACCTCAAACCCGGCCTTGCGCAGCTCACTCTCGTAGCTGACCGAGAACACCTTGTCGTGCGCGGCGCCGTCATGTGGCAGCACGCACATGGCGCGCTCGTAGCCACTACGTCGCAGCCAGTCCACATGGGTTGCCAGCGGCTGTCCAATGGCCTCGTAGTAGCGCAGTACACGAACCTCGCGCCCGATGAACTGGACGATCCAGATGGCGCAGGCATCGGCCTTGGCGCCCGTGCCGCCAATGTCCCAATAGGCCCGCAGCGTCATCAGGGGATCAACAGCTACGCGGCCAATCCGCCCCTCTTCCTGCGCCACTGCAATCGACTTGGCGAAGTAGGCGCCAGAGATCGCCACCACAAACCCGCCATTCCAGATGTGCTCGTACTGGTCTGGCCGCTCCTGCAGGTCACGCTGCCGGTCGCGTTCGAGCTTGGCCGGGAATCTCGGGTTGTCCTGCCAGTTCAGCTCGACAACCTTGACCAGCGGATCGCCCGAGTTGCGGAAGCGCTCAACCGGTGCAGTCTTGCGGGCCGGGTTCCAGGTGATCCACAGCTCGGCGTTCCACTGCTCGCCCTCTTCACGCAGCGTGGGGATCAGCGTGTTCCAGGCATGCTCGGTGACCGGCTCGGCCTCATCGACCCAGCACAGCAGAATCCGGCCCTTCGACTTCACCGACCCGATGTTTCGGTCCAAGCCAGCGAAGGAGAACCAGACGTTGCCGTCCACGCTCTTCACGTACTTCTCGCCGACCTGCCAGTAGGCAGCCAGTGCTGGCTCGTCCTCAATGGCCCGCTTGACCTCTTCCAATGAAGAGTCGTCCAGCGAGTTCATGAACTGGCGAGCGCACAGGATCTGGCCCTTGATGCCAGCCTGCCCGAAGCGCATGCCCTGCACCGCCGCCATCTTGGCGAAGGAACGCGTCTTGCCCGACCCGCGACCACCGTGAGCGCCACGAACGTCAGCGCGCCCCTGAAAAGCTGGTATCAGCTTTGTGGGTAGCGCAATCTGCAGCTCGGTCATTCCAACGGGATCAGCTTGATGGACGTGGTTGTCTCAATCGGGCCGCCATCGGGGCCAGTTAGCTCTGTCTGCTGCTTGTCCCGCCAATCCTGGCTCTTGCGGTTCTTCAGCCAGAAGATTGCAGCTGTGACATTTGGAGCCACCTTCGCCCGATACGGGGCATAAACGGGGGACTCAGCCTGAGCAGGCATGAAGATCTTGACCTCATCCTGCTCGTAGCCAATGGCTTGCTGGTACAGGGAGCGCTCGACTCGGGCGTCTGCCTCTTCCTTGCCAGACTTTAAGGCCTGACAAAAGTCGGGATAGTCGCCCTTCCATCGATACACGGTCCTGACCTCGACCTCAAAGAAGTCGGCCAGCTCCTGATCCGTGGCGCCAAGCAGGCACAGCTTCTCAGCCTGTTTCGCATACTCAGGCTTGTACTTGCTAGGCCTTCCCATGTCGTTACGCCGTGGCTACCAATTGGGTGGGCCCGTTGATCCAGTTATCCGGCTGCATGTATCGGGCTGGCAGGACCTGGATGACATGGTGGGCGACGAAACGCTCACCGTTATCGAGGTCCACTGCCAGGCGGATGCAGGAGATGCCGTCTACCTGAGCCGTGACCATGACTTGACATGCTCGCCCGTTGGCGTCGATGAATTGGTCAGACATGACAGCCGGGAAGTTGTCCCATGTGTTCCACGTCGCCCTGACGATCTTGGCGCACGGCGGCAACGCCCCATTGAAGTCAGTGACCAATGGGCGGCGTTCCGGCGCATAGAGCCTAGCCTGGAACGTGCGATCACGGTTGTAGCCGCTGACGATGTTCCGGGTGGCACGGCCCATATCCACGCAGCGAGTTGGCGCCTGCACCTCGATGAGGAACTGGTACGCAGAACTTTCCTCGGCACCGGGCGCGTAGTGCACCTCCGTGGCCGAGTTGAACACCATTGGGCTCGGAGCCCATGCGGATGGACCGCCCTCGTTGATGATCTCTTGCTGGCCATCGCTGGTTTCAGCGCTGATCTGCCCTGGGTAGGCGCCCGGGGGATCGCCTTGGTAGCTGACTGCCGTAACCCGCACATTGACAGGGGACGCAAGCGTCAGATCCCAATAGCTGCCGAACCCAAGGGTTGCCGACACGTTGCTGCCGCTCACGACAGCATTGCCGTCGCCGGTCAGGGTATATCCAACCCCGGAGGCAGCGATGGGAAGCCAGGCGTTACTCACGGTCATCCCTCACCAAGGCTTGGAGTCCACGGACTTGGGCGTCACAGGCGGCAGCGGCACGAACAATTCGGCCCGCACTGTCTGCTCGGTCGTCGGCTCTGTCATCAACGGGGCCGGAGCTGGCGCTAAGGTCGGACACTCGGGCCTCACAGCCTGCCCAGCGTTGCTGCAGGCGGAGGTTGCCAGCACGCAGGCCATCAGCGACAGCCGCGCCTTTCGATTTAGCATCTGCCTTCTCCTGCTCGTACTGGGTTGCCACTGCCTCGGCCCGCTTGACCCGCTGGCGCTCGACTGCGATCACAGCGATGGCGTTGTCGCGCTCCTGCTCTGCGACTGCCTTGGCCGTCTGAGCGTTGTCTCTGGCGCGCTCTGCCTGAGCCACTGTCCCGCGCTGCCACACGGCGATGCCTGCCAGGAGCAAGACAGCCCCTAGCAGGACACGGGACAGGATGCTCATCTCAGGCCTGCGGCTTCCGCTGGCTGATGACCTTGGCGATCAGGCCGACGCCTGCGAAGACGCGGATGAAGGTGGTGATGGCGCTCGGCATCGCCTCGTCGGCCAGCATCCCCAGCGCGGCTGCACCGGCATACAGGCCATCCGGGCTGGCGAGCAGGACGCCCCACAGCCAGGTCGTCCAGTGCTTGAGCGTCTCCTTCAAGGGCACGATGCCCTGCGGAAGGAAGCTAGCCTTGGCAGCCTTCGGTGGCTTGGTGATGATCGGGGTCGGACTGCTCATTTCTTATCGCGCCCCTTCTGGCGCTGGAGTTCCTTGTCGACCTCCTCGGCAAAGCGAGGGGCGAGCATGTAGACGGCCTTGTGGTAGGCCTCGGCTTGTCGGGTTGCCACGTCTGCACTGCTGGCGGTGTGGGCAATCCACACGGCGCCGAGCGTCACGCCAGCCAGGGCGATGCCAATGGCGATGCCGTTCCAAACAGAACCGGCACCCTCAAGGCGGACCACGTTCCCGTTGGCCGATGCGCCATGGATCCGGGTCAATGCCGTATCCAGCCGCTCAAGGCCAGTGCGTAGCTCGCGGGCCAAATCGTCGCCACTCATCTCTTGTAGGGCTCCGAGAACACAGGGACATCCATCTTGGTGGCGATTCGATAGATCACGTCCCGCAGGCTGTGAATCTCTTCCTTCACTTCCTGCAGCGCGCCCTGCTTCAGCATGTTCTCGGCCACATAGAGCTTGTGCTTGTTGTGGTCCTGCCAGAGCATCCAGATCCAGCCCGTCAGCGCCCCAACGCCCAGCATCAGGCAGGGGACGACAATGGCAAGGATGCGGACCAGGATGTCCATGGTTTCGCTCATTCGCGGAACACCCTTTGCTCATCCAGACGCCGGTTGGTCAGGCCCTTCATGACTCGACCGCCAGCCCGGTTCCAGCGGGTGAACTCAGCAGCAGCGCCAGCTACGTCCCCCTCGTTGAACTTCCGCAGCAGGGTCGAATTGGCGAATGCCTTTGCCCCCACGTTGTACGCCAGACTGGTCATCGCCCCGATCTGGGCGTCAGTGGCTGGCTTCTTAACCGCCGACTGCACGCCCTTGAGGAATCGGGTCACGTCCTGAGCCAACCGCTCATCTGCCTGAGCCTGCGTCCACTTCACGCCCTTGGCGATGCCGGGGCCGGTGGCGCCATAGCCAATCGTCCAGGGATCTCCGCCAGTGCCAGGGTCCGGGTATGCCTCCAGCTTGCACCCTTCCCACCGCTTTATCAGTGAGATGGCATAGGCAAGGGCAGACATGTTTTCCTCTTAAGCAACTCTAGCGAACTCGGCGTGAAGCTCGTTTGCGGCTTTCCTATATGCCATCGCCGCCTTGTACCTGCTGTCGAATGTCCCAAGGAACATATGGACGCCCTGATAGGTGATGGATGCAGTCCAGCTGTACCCACCATTCCTCAGTGGTATGCGGATGACTCCCTTAACCCCAGACTTGTTCCCGAAGAACCTCCTGTTCCTGGAATTCTCTGCGGGCGTACAGATGCGGATGTTCTTCCTTGTATTGTTCAAGCCCATCCCATTCACATGGTCAACCTGCATCCCCTTTGGGGCGCATAGGATCAACCTGTGCATCAGAACGCCACCATTGGAAACGGCATAACAGCTCTTTCCGCTGACTTGCCTTCGCCATCTAAGCGAGGACACCATCTCAACATCTTCGGCGTCCACCATGGCGAATCCGCCGTTGGTCAATGGGATAAGTTCGGGCATAAAAATGCCGGCCTCATGGGCCGGCGTTCTCTGTTCTAGTGGAAGGCGCTTCTATGTCACAGTGCCTGAAAAGTTACGCTAGAGGTGCGCACCTCTGCAATATGGAGGCCTCAAAAACACCTCAAATTAGGCCGCCTGAGCCATTGCGATGCCACGCATTGCACCCTTCACCTCTGCGAATGCCACATCGTGCAGGGTCAGGTAGTGTCGCTGGCTGACCATGCGCTCTCCCACGTTCGAAAGCAGGAGGTTGGCTGTCTCCCAGCGCTCGACCTTCTTCCGGCCCATGCCGCAGTAATAGGCCCGCAGGACACAGGCATAGACGACTTGGTCCTTGCCTATGCTGTAGACAATGTCCTCCACCCGTTGTGCCCGGATGTCCGTCTCCAAAGGCTTGAAGCCCTGGACTCGCCCCGGCATCTCGCCCTGATGCTCAATCAGGACCGCCAGAAGATTCTTAGACTGGTGGCCCAGGTACTCGCAATCCCGGTGTAGGGCGAACTCGTGGCCCCAATGCTCAAGCTCGGCCCGGACATAGACCCCGAAAGTATCAGCTTGCATGTGGAGCCTCCTGTTGATTGATGGTGCTACCGAAGCTGTAGCGCTTGGTTCCGTGCCGCCCAAGGCTCTGGATCTGCCCGCGCCGGGCCATCTGATCCACGTCATGGGCTACCCGCTTGGACTCAATGCCCGCCATGCCTTGGCAGACATCCCCCATGAAATGCCACCCCGGGTTCTCTGCCAGCCACTGCCGGATCTTCTTGGCGCGGCTCATGCCTCAGGCCCTCCGGTGATCCGCACCACGACCTGGCCGCCCTTGCGGACATCGGTGCTGACCAGCGGGTGGCTGATGAACCGCTTGTCGTCTATGCCCAGCGCGTCGGCGATCCCGTCGCGGTACGGCTTGAACCGGGCCAACATGTTGTCGTCGTCGGGAAGCAGCTTGGTCGGTGGGTGGAATGTGATGTGGAGATGCAGCCGGCCAGCTGGGATCTGAGCAGACTTCAGGCCCGCCTCGACCGCGACGAGATAGGCCAGCGCCCTGCCCTTCTTCGACTCTCTTTGCCTCGCGCGCCAGTGCTTGCGGGCGTTCGGAGACAGGTCTTTGCTCGGCCATGGCAGGATCAGCTCGTTCATGCCTCCACCCCGAGCATCTCGTTCTGCCGCTCCAGCAGATCGGCGTCGCTGCCGAACGCCGCATGGAACGTCTTGCTGCCATCCATCAGGCTGGGACCGTAATGGGCCCTCATTTCCTGGTGGGTGCAGCCCCAGTTGACCAACCGCCTATGGTGCCAAGCACAGAGCCCAACGCCAGCCATGTGACCTATGCGTCGACCGCCACTCAGCAGGTGGTGGTAGTCGCAGCCCGGGTGAACCATGAAGAACTGGGGTGCGTCGGCCTGCTCGCTGCGGATGACGCAGGCCACACACAGGCCTTCCTTGCAGGCCACGATGCGCGCGGCCTCGGCTGCAGTCGGTGTGCTGGTGGAGTGCCTCACGCCGCCCTCCCCTGCCGCCGATGCTCGTCCTGATCCGCCAAGCCCCAGTAGTGCTGGAATGCCATGGCGTCGTCCGTACCTTCATCGAATGGGCACGAGGTGATCGGCTTGCGGTCGAGCCTGGCGCTGTATCCGAGATTGCTCGCCTCCGACAGGCGGCTGCGGTCCTTGTAGCTGGAGAGGTTCATTGACCCTTCTCCCCGGCGCGGTCGGCGCGGCGGTGAATGGCGTCCGGGCAAACCAGTGCGGCGAACGGGTCTCGCCACAGGCGGTCGCATGTACGGCACCAATTAGGAGCAGGCTCCTTGATGACCTCGGCCTTTCCCGCCGTAGTGCTGGTGTCGATCTGTTCGAGGTTCATTCGGCATCTCCATTGAGTGCCGGATTCAGCTCACCTATCCGTGCATCGTTAGGGCCGCCATAGGGAATGCACTCGGCATCCCAGCCATTCTCAAAATCAGCAGCGGTCTTGATTTCCTTCTCTACAGTGATGTCCATATCGCTGAAACCAGCGTCATCGGCTACGTCCATTGCATGCAGACACGCAACCCGATGCGCTTCCAGTTCGTTCTCTGCTACGACAACTGCCGTGTAGCTGAATGAGACATTCCACATCTTCATTAGGCTGCCCTCTGTAGGTTGTACGAACGGTCCGGATCAGGGATGAACACCCCAGTGCGGGCGCCGACTCGTTGGCAAAATTCGACGTAGTCCCAGAAGGCTCGGCCTTCCAGAACGTCACGATTCCCGTGTTCGTCGGTGGTTGTGGTGCGGATCGGGACCTGTTCGGTTCGGCCACCTGGCAGTCGCTTCTCGCGCCAGCCGAAGTGGCAGCCCAGCAGGTACTCGTGCACGTCCTGCCGCTCGTACCCCTTGGCATCGGCCAGCAGCGGGTACACGACAGCCCACAGATAGGCGCACTGCGGCGGCGTCCGCTCAGGCCGCGCAATGCTGATCTTCACGTTCACCGGCTTACCGGCATGGGCGAAGCGCAGCATTTCCGACAGGGTCTTGATCGCCGATTCGCGTCCATTTGGCGGGAGGGTGACGATCTGAGTCACTATTTCGTCTCCCCCTGCAGGTCGTCCAGGAAGGTGCGCTTCATGGCTGCGGCCTCAAGTACAAGCAAAACGCATTCATGTGGCTATTGATTTTTGCGCGCATGGAATCGTAGGCAGCCTTCGGCGAAAGCCCTACTCCCCGGTCATAGCCACTGATGCACCACCAGAACGATCCGCGATAGCAAAGATGAGGCTTATGCAGCTTCACGCCATCACCTCCTGCAGGTTGTCCATCAGCTGCTGGAAGGTGTACTCGCTCGGGGCGGAGCCTTCGGGGAGGATGGGCTCAAGGCGGTCCGTGTGATCCGCGTCGCCACTGGCGCCAGCGTCAACTACACAGTTGATAGGCCAGCCCGGGATACAGGACTCACGCTCATCAAACATGGCGACAATTCGACCCTCTAGTCCTTGATTTTCTGGGTGGTATGCCTTTACCAGCCGCACCATCTGCCCCACGAAGAACTTGCTCACTTCTCACCCCCAATCCAGGTACGGATGAACCAGCGCACGTCGCACAGCTTCCAGCCCACGACTGCGGCGATCTCGGCCACGCTGCAGCGCTCGGCGTGCAGGAGGCGGACGGTTGATGCTTTGCTCATCGCTGCCCCCTGTGGCTCTGCCAGTCGAAGGCCAGCACTGAACCGCACTCGCGGTAGCGGTCCATGACGCGGTGGCCTAGGAACTCCTCCAGCTCGTCTACGGACAGGTTGGAGATCAGGATCGTCGGCAGCATCTGCTGGTAGCGCTCGTTCAGAACTTCAAACATCAGCAGCTTTTCGTGTTCGCTTCCGACCTGCACCCCGACCTCGTCAAGAATCAGCAGGTCAGGCTGGTTCAGCGCCGAAATGGCCTCCTGCTCTGACCGCTCGCTGTCCTTTCGATAGGTGGACTTGATCGACCGCAGCATGGACGACACCGTCAAGAACAGGGTCGCAGCCAGATGGCTCTCCATGATCTCGCTGGCGATGGCGCAGGCCAGATGGGTTTTGCCAGTGCCGGGGGCACCCGTCAGGACCAGCGAAGCCCCGACCGGACGCTTGTCATTCCACTTGTCGGCGTAGGCCTTGCAGACGCCTAGGGCGATCTTCTGGCCCTGATTCGTGGCCGCATAGTTCGCAAAGCTGCGGTCGCTGAAGCGGGGCGGGATGCCAGCACGATGGAACAGGCGGACCACCTTGTCTCGGCGCTCTCGGGCCTCGTCCTGCGCCTTGCGTGCCTCCGCCTCAGCTGCCTCTGCCTCACGGCAACCGGGGCAGCGAGACGTGCGGACCAGCGGCTCACCGAAACCCAGGTCGAACTTGGTGATCGTGGAGACGTAGGCGCCATGGGTCCCGCAGATGGCATCAACCGTCTGCGATTGCGGCTCGTGCTGCTTCGCGGAGGTCGGGGGGGAGGTCTTCGATGGCAGTGGCTGCATAGGTCTTTCCTCGGAAGTCGGCGGATGCGGATGGGCGGATCGGGACGACTACCCCGGGCCCTGATCGTTCGTTTGGTTTCAGCCACTCGGCCTGCAAGCCTTGCGATCCACGGCTGCACCAGATTTCGAGGAATCGGGTCAGCGGCATGCTCGCCTTGGCGGCTTCGGCGATAGCGCCCCTCAGCACGGTTTCGGTGACGGGCGCCTTCTTGGCCTTCCGCAGTGCGAGCCAGTCAGCCCAGGTCTGCGGGTCGACCCCATCAGGCATGGCGACCGTGGACACGGGCGCGCTCTTCTTGGGGGTTGCTTTACTGATGGTTCTTGATGGTTCTTGATGGTTAGTGTCCGTCTGGCGGACGGGTCCGGTTCGCGAGGCGGACGGGTCCGGTTCGCCAGACGGACGGGTGTCATCCGCCAGACGGACCGGTCCGCTAGACGAACCGGTCCGCGAGGCGGACTGGTTTTCGTAGTTCTTGGGGGTAATGACGTAGGTGGTATGACGACCGTTGTCGCGGTTGGCAGAGACCAGCTTGTGGTCTTCCAGCCACTTGATTGCCGCGATCACAGCCGTCTTCCCAAAGCAGGTGAACTCGCACAGCGTCGTGATCGACGGCCAGCACTCGCCGTGGTCGTTGGCGTAGTCAGCCATAGCCATCAGCACCGCCTTGGAGGGCGGCGGCATCTTGAGGGCTCGGCAGGCGTCGATGACGGAGTTGGACATGGGTCAGCTGCGGATCATTCGGGCGTGGACGGGGATGACACGGTCGACTCGGACCTTGTCCGATTCCCGCTTGAGCCAGCCCGGGGAGAAGTTCCGCCAGGGATGGGACTTCTGCGGCTTTGTCTTCTTGGTCATGGCCACTTGACCCCTGCCCGCTCCAGAAGCGACGGGAGCGTCTCCAGCAGCTTGGTGATCTGGGCGATGGCCTCGCCGTGGGCTGCCTCTGGGGAGGTCATGTAGCGCTCGATCAGGTAGTGAATCGGGCTGATGTCGTTCTGGGTCTGGATGTACGTCTCCAGCTCATCGATGGTCATCCCGCGCGGCTTGCCACCGCTGTCCTGACCTGCCAACTTCTCCGACAGCTTGCTCGGAGACAGGTCCATTTGCCCCGCCACTGCCACCACACCGCGCTGGTGGACCTGCACAAGGACGTGTTCCCGCAGGCTGCGGTTCCGCTGCGTCAGGCCGTCCTGGTAGGTGATGCTCAGGTGTCGCATTGATGCCCTCTCTTGGGTTCTGGGGAATCGCGGGGAAGACGTGTTCCCCTGCATTCCCCTGCTGGGTTCTGAAAATGGCCGCACCCCCAATCGAGAGAAGTGCAGCCCGTGTTTGTTGTGGATCAGTCAGCTGGTGAGAACGTCGTAGAGATCGTTCGTGTTGCGGGTCGTTGCTTTACGCTTCGGCATATCGGGGAACAGGTGCGGATCACTCAGATGCACCGCCCGGATCGTGATCCCCCGGCCTATGGCAGCGGGACCGTTGTCCCCTTCCCTGCAGTGGGCCGGTGAGGTGGGCATGTCAGGCGACCTTGGGCTTCCGGCGATCGGCCTTGCGCTCGGTGGCGGCAGCCAGATCGACCAGCGCCTTGCCCACCTCGTAGGTCGGCTGCATCAGGTCCCGGCGAATTCGGTTGATGGTCGGCTGGGTGACGCCGACAGCAGAGCCAATGGCCTGCTCGGTCATTCCAGCGCTACGGAGACTCTCGATGGCGGCTGATGGGTTCATAGAGAGGGAGATTATTCCGTTCCGAATTGGAAGTGAATACCTTTCCGAATTTTGTCCGACGAACGGTATGCCGGATCATTCCGGTATGCATGACGCCGACCTGATCCGAAGCAACATCCGCCATCTTTTGAACGCACGGGGCCTCACTGAGGCTGAGGCGGCAGAACGAGCGGGGATCAATCAGCCCTGGCTGAACAGGTTCTTGCGCCATGAAATCAAGAAACCGAACCAAGAGAAGCTGGCGCTTCTTGCCCAAGCTTTCGACGTGTCTGCTCGGGATCTGACGTTCGTTGACCTGTCAGGCATGCGGGCCAGGCCGCCGTCTCAGCCTGTGGGATCGGAGCGCGAGATAGTTGCAGCCGCGGTAAAGCTGGTCAGCGAAATGGAGGCTATGTCCCCCGACCCGCTGCCCAAGGAGACCTATGCTGAGCGCCTCTACATCGCCATGAAGGTGGTGCAGGAGGAAGGCGCCGATGGTGTCCTCGATGACAGCAACGTAATTGTTGCCCTACGTCGCTTCGCCGCCGAGCTTCGAAAAACTGGGTGAGGAGAGCGGGATGGCGATCAGCGACGAGCGTTTGAAGGAACTGGCTACTGAGATGGCGCAGGCGATGGGCATGAAGCCAAGGGATCGGGCCACTCCCACCCTGGTTCATCGCGGGAAGGTGATCGCCTTCCAGCGTGCAGGGATGGATGGCGCTACCCGGGACATCATCTATGCCCGAATTCGGGATTTGGCCCGTATGTACTGGTTGGCATGGCTGATTCGTCAAGAAACAGCACATGTCCGGGGTGTGATTGAGTGCCTAACCGACGAGCAACTACTTGAACTGAAAGACAAAATGGAACGAGCCAGGGAATGCCGAGTTGAAGGCATCGGGTTCGATGAGGCAGGGCTGGTCAGGGAGCAGATGCTATGAAGAGTAGTTGGCGCGCTGCAGTAGTGATAGCGGCGCTTTTGGGTGCCATCGCCGGGTGTAAGCCAAGCTATGAAGAGCAGTCTGAGGCGCTCTCAAAGTTCACGAAGGGCAACCAAATAGGCAGCTCACCCGACTACTTCCTTGTGAAGTACGGCATGGCCGGCCCTGAACGGATCGCCCTCATTTACGGAATGGCGCCAGACGTAGAGTTCTGCCAAGAAGTGGCAGCAATGTACATGGCGAGGTATCCGCTCAGCACCTACACCTGTGAGCTGGCGAACTAGTAGGTAGACCTTCTACCTACCGTTCGTCGGCCAATCCGAATAATTATTCGGTTCTGTATTGACTGATAATTCGGTTCCGAATATCGTTCTCCCAACGCCCCACCACACCCACTTCCTGGGCACCGGGGCTAGGAGATCGAGATGGACGACATCAAGGCCAGGTTTGAAGAGAAGGTTCAGCCGGTCACAGAGTCTGGCTGCTGGATCTGGATGGCAGGCGACTTCAGCAATGGGTACGGCTGCTTCACCGTTGGCGGTGTCAGCGTTAAAGCGCATCGCGCTTCCTACCTGATCTACAAGGGCGCACTCCCGAAGAACCTGATGGTTTGCCACAAGTGCGATACGCCGTCATGCGTGAACCCAGACCACCTCTTTCTGGGTACGGCTGCTGACAACCTCAGGGATGCCATGGAAAAGGGCCGATTCCCTTCCTCATTCCGTCGCGCGGCCATCGACTCTTCGACAGTCGCCGCAATTCGTCGTGATTCCCAACTCATGACGAATCGAAATCTGTGCAGGAAGTACGACATCAGCAAAGGCTCGGTGTACCGAGTTGTACACCGCGTTCGCCCTTACGACTACGAGGTGAACTGACATGGACAAGACCTTTGAAATTGAACTGGTAGAGATCGACCAGAAGCACAGCACCCACCTGGCAGTTCGAGTGTCACGAGTTGGTGCATTCGTGGTGATGCGAACCGCATCCAACTCCAGCTCTTTCGAGAACTTCTGGCGCCTCCTCCCCTCCGAAGCCGTGACCATCGGCGAGCAGCTGATCGCTGCTGGTAAGGCGGAGGGCTGAGTCATGGCCGACTGGCACATCTCACAAAGCGACGCCGAAGACGACTACGAGGACATTCGAGAGGTCTATATCGCCGAGCGCGCCGATGAGCTTCTGGCGGAGTACCAGCGTGACGACGAAAAGGTCACGGAAGCTGTAAAGGAGTTCATGGCCTACGGCGACGGCGAGGATCACATCCGTGCTACCTGGGTGTTTCTCTGCGCCTATCGCAACACCAACACGGCTCATGGCATTGCCGACGCGGCTAACAGGCTGGCTGCTGACCTGCAGTCCTACATCAATCCGATCTTGCGCGAGTGGGCCGAGGACAAGGCCCGCGAGGAAGTGGCGCATAACGAGGCCAACCGATCCGAAGCGAGGAGCGCGGCATGACTACGAGTGTTGATGTGCTGGCGGCGCTGCGTCAGATCGCGGATGGCGAAGGTGATGCTCAGGTTCTCGCCATGCGAGTTCACTCGGCAGTCGCCGAGCTGATCGAGGCGGCAGCTGAAATCCGCACTTCTCTGAACATCACGCGCTCCAACGTGATGACCGAGATCAAGCGAGGCGCCAAGCAGTGGGATGGTGTTCCGGATCTTCTGCAGAAGCGTATCGACACGTTTGATGCCGCTCTCGCCCGCGTCAAAGGAGCCTGAAATGGTCATCCAGTTCCCGGTACAGACCGACTTCCAGCTGCACATGCTCGATAGCCTGCGCGCGCACTGCGAAACCTACGGCCTCGACCGCCGCAAGACCGAGCGCGAATTCATGCGCGCCGGATGCACTAAGCACGCGCAGAACCTGATTTGGGAAGAGACGCGCCGCCAGCGCATGAACCAGGGCCACGGGCCGAAGGAGCGAGCATGAAGCCGGATTGGACGGATGCGCCGGAGTGGGCGCGGTTCTTGGCGCAGGACTCTGACGGGGAATGGTTCTGGTACGAAAACGAACCTCGCCTACAACACGGCCACTCCGGCACGTGGGACAACCATCTCGGCGGGAAGGTTCATAACGCGACGGTTGACTGGTTCCTCTGGAGAAAAACCTTGGAACGCCGCCCATGACCCGCTTCCTCCGCTCCCCTTACGCCCCGCTGGCAGCAATGGCGCTGATCGCGGCCTACGTGCTGACGAAGCTGGCACTGATCGTTAATGGAGTTGTGTTGTGACGCCGAATTCCGAGCTTGACCGCCTCTTCCCCGCCATCCCGAAGCCCGATCCGCTGGGCGACGAGGTAGACGCCGACGAGACGAACCATGGCCCTTGCGCACAGGGGGATTGCGATGAGTAAGCACACGGCTTGGGTCGCCGCCGAGGACGGCTGGATTGACGACGTGGAAGGCCGCTCGGTGGTTCAGTACGCCGGATGCGGATCACACGAAGCGGAATGGGCAAGCCCGGAAGCGAAGGCCATCGCGCTTGCCGCGCCGGAGCTGCTGGAAGCGCTGCAACGGCTCGTAGATGCAGTCGATCCGGAGTCCACAGGATGGGATGAGGCGGTCGCCGCAATCGCCAAAGCAATGGGAGAAGCCTAATGCGCACCCACTACCTGGTACTGGCTTCGTGCATCGGCCTGATCGTCTTCCTCTACTGGGCTGCGTGGTTCGTGTACCGCTACGAGGCTTACGAGATCACGGCCAGTTGCGTGCTTCTCGCCATCTTCGCAGCGCTGTTCGCCCACGACGAGCTGCACATCATCCGCAAGAAGCGCAACGACCGATTCAAGCAGCCGCCGCTCACCACCGAGCGGGGCTGAGTTCTACGGAGGGAATGCGGAGTGGTGATCCGCTAAGTCAGTGAGTGACGGGGTTCCTAGGCCCGGTGAATCACTGGTGAGGTTGTAGCTCAGTAGGTAGAGCGGGGCCGCCCATGCCCGCGTCGATGGTTCGACTCCATCTGCCAAAGCCGGAAACGCACCACCGGCCCCTCCACCCAATCCCCTGCCCTGTCGCTCCCCACGACAGGGACCCGCGCCAGCCCGGTCCAGAAGCTGGCACCTATTCAACGAGGCACACATGAACGCAGTAGTCGTCCAACAGGAAGAACGCCAGGTCGTGCCGTATCAGGCCGCGATCCAGAAGGCGAAGGACCGCTTCGCCAAGGTGGCAGCGTCCACGGTGAACTACGACCGTGAGTCGGTGTTTGCCATGCAGGCCATCATGAAGACCGACTTCGCCATGCAGACGGCGAACAAGAACCCGCAGTCGGTCCACATGGCGATGATCAACGTGGCCTCGACCGGCCTGACGCTGAATCCGGCCAACGGCTACGCCTACCTTGTACCGCGTGACCGGGCCATCCATCTGGATATCAGCTACAAGGGCCTGATCAAGATCGCGACCGATACTGGTTCGATTGAGTGGGCGCGGGCTGATGTGGTGTACGAGAAGGACAGCTTCGCCTACCACGGCCCTGCTGCCCTGCCGGAGCATACCGCCAACCCGTTCAACACAGATCGTGGCGAGATCATCGGCGTGTACTGCATCGCCAAGACCCATGCAGGCGACATCCTGACCGAGGTCATGGATCGCGCCGAGCTGGAGAAGATCCGATCCAAGTCATCGGCGTATGAGCGTAGCAAGTCAGGCCCGTGGGTCGATTGGTTCGTCCAGATGTGCAAGAAGGCCGTGATCAAGCGCGCCAGCAAGACGTGGCCGTACACCGAGCAGTCGGGCCGCATCGATCAGGCCATCGAGATTGCGAACACGTCAGAGGGCGGCTACGACCTGGAATCCGAGGAAGAGAAGCTGCATAAGCGCCGCCAGCAGCATGACGCCGCGCTGGGCCGTCACTTCCGCAGTGTCGAGGCCATCAAGGAAGCACTGGCAGCCGAAGAGCCGGACATGCACTCAGTCGCCGAGATGTGGGGCGAGATCCCGCAGGAAGACCAAATGGCCCTGTGGCTGGCTCCCACCAAAGGCGGCTGCCTCACCACTACAGAACGTTCCGCCATCAAGAACGGCGTCCCCAAGATCGTGACCGAGGAACAGCAATGAGCGACGTGAAGTTCATCAGCGGGCTTACCTTTAAGGCGCCGCACGAGAAGGCCCCGAGCTACATCATGGCTCGCGGATCGATCAAGCGCGAAGACCTGATCGCTTGGCTCGGCACTGAGCAGGGCGAGTGGATCAACTTCGACGTGAAGGTGTCCCAGAACGGCAAGTGGTACGCCGCAGTGGACGAGTGGAAGCCGAACCAGGGCGGCGGCACCAGCTCCCGAAAGGGCGGTCAGGAGCAGCGCGAGCGGCCGCAGAGGGCTACGGACAATGCGCCGCGCGATGAGTTCCCAGATGACTTCCCATTCGTGACCATGCAGGGGGGCTGGTGATGCACGAGATCAAGCGATATGACGTGGAGGCGTTGAACAACGTAGGCCAGAGCGTGGGCCAATCATTGGATGGCCTGTGGGTCTATTTCTCCGACCACGAGGCAGAGGTAGGCCGCCTGCGCGCTGAGGTGGATGTTGGCGAGAATAACCTTGCTGCCGCGATGAACCTGCTGGCTGAGTCTGATGCAGAGAAAGCCGAGCTGGAGGCCGTCGCAAATGCCGCCCGTCAGGTAGCCGCATGGTTCACCAGCGGAAACAACGTTCCTGTCAGCGGCATCCACCAGATGACCGTCAGCAACAACTCAATCATGGCCGACGTGCACGTGCTGAACGAAGCATTGGCCGCAATGGGAGCATCCGCATGACCACCGACATTAAGACCTTGGCGGACGCGCAGCCCGGTGGGAGGGTGAGGCTGGGGGATCAGGCCGAGCGGGCACGGTTTGAGGCGTGGGCAGAATCGGAAGGATGGTATGCCGTTGCATATCGTCCATATAGAGACGCTCCCTACGCGCTAAACGCGGTCGAATTCGCATGGCAGGCATGGCAAGCAGCCCTCTCCGCCAAGCCCTCCCCGGGTGGTCAGGGGGATAGCCGAAGCGAAAAGGCTGCAACTTTTCTTCGTCAGTACCTCACCTATCTGCGCAGCAGCCCAAGGCAAGGACTGCGGCCTCGCTGGTGTGACGTATATGAGGCGCTCGAAGTCGCAATAGAAGCACTCACCGCCCGCCAGCCGTCCAAGCAACCGGATAGCGTTGCTCTGGGCGAAGCAACGGAATTCTGCAGCGAGAAGGGCGCCCGACAGCCGGCACATGGATCGGGAACCCTAGTTGATAGCGGTGCGTTGCAGATGGCACTGAATGTTCTTCGTCGCGCCGGAAAGGACGAGGTTGCAGACGCCCTGGAATCGACAGCCGCCCGCCAGCCGGTGGGGGCTGATGGCTTCTGGCTGGCGGTGGACGACGACGGCTTTGTCCACTTCGGTCAATCAACTGATGGCAACAATGGCCGCGCAGAAGTACGCGAAGTAGTCGAATGCCGGATACACGACTGGCTCGACAATGAAGGGCGGTCCGTTGACCTCGTGTGGGCTGGCTCGAAGCCCGCGCAGGCCGTTGACCTGAGTGGTGTGCGTGAGGCAGTCCGCAAAGCATGGCAAAAATGCGCCGCTGGTGAGAGTGTCGATCTTCAGTTCGGCACGC